CAAAGTAGTTATAATTTACTGTATACGCAACATCAGGTATGGGAGTAAATCCAGCTTTATTAGATAAGGTTCTATATACATACACAGGTGTTGTATATTCTTCTGATGTTGCATTACCATCTCTTTGATAAAATCTACTTAGAAATGTATCATAGTTTATTAGTTTTAGTATTTTAGCATCAGCATTAAGACTATCGTCTTTAGCAATACGAAAACTATCCCAATCTGCTATTTTAAAATCAGTAGCAAGACTATATTCTGCTGTACCTGCAACTAGTGTTAGAGAAGCAGAATTAAAATTAAAAGGAAACTCAAATTCTTTTTGGGATATCTCTTGTAAGGAAGCATTTACTGCATCTTTAACTTGAGCGCGAAAACCAGAAGCAGTTGGAAAATCAGTTGCACTTAACTCAACTTCATTTAAACGTCTTAATGTATCATTAACTAATGTTAAAAATGTTGTAGCCATATCTCGCCCAAATTAAAGAAGGGGGTAGCCCTAACTAAAGAAACTACCCCACAGTACTTTATGCTAACGCATCTCTCGCAGCGGAGGATGCTTCTGCTCCAGCTTCATTGCAATCAATGAGTGTAGCATAGACACGAATCCTTCCTGCAGAAGGTGCTGCACCAGCAAGTTTTACATCAATCGTATCAGTTGTTGTAACAAACTGTGTATACGTTGAAGCAGCCGAACCAACAACAGTGTTAGTTTGACCGTTAGAACCTGCTACACAGAAACCTGTCGAGGTTACGTCTGCACCATCAACGATATCATCACCTGCTGCAAAGTCAATATCAGCAGTTACAGAAGCGTTGAATGCTTTCATAACTTCTGCACCAGCATTAAGTATAAGTACTCCTGCTGGTATTTCTAGAAGTTGAAAGATATCTCCGTCTGCACCTGAGTATCCTTTTGCAACCATGTCATCAATGTCAAGATAAGCCTCAACATTGTACATGAAATGGTGGGTGTTTTGACCTGGAAGAATCGCAACGCTGTCTGCTCCTACGCCTGTAGTAGAGGAGCTTGTCATATCATAAGTAGCCATGATCTATTCCCCTTAACCTGCTATGTTGTAGTGAGCGCGAACAAGTGCTTCAGGACGAAGAACTTTGCGACCATACAGATGCATACCACGAACGATGTCAGCAAAGCTGTCATTGTCACGATAAGATTCAACCTTTTCAATCTGCGAAGCAGTTGCAACAGCAGAGTCATGACCAGCAACGATAGCACCATAATGTGCGCTTGAACCATTAGTATCAATGGTAGCTGGACCTGTTCCTACTGAAGGAAGGTTGTTTGACATATAAACTCTGAAACCACGAACCATGCCAGAAATGATACGACCATTACGAAGAATGTCTTTATCACCTGAAGCAAAGTCATTGTTCAATAGTTTGGAGTTTTCGTCATTAAGCTGTTCAGCGAATACTGGATCGACAACAACCCAACGTCCATCACGGTCAAC